AACACCAAACAAGAATATGAAGACTCTCTAAATCATTTTATATTTAGAAATTTTATTTAAATTGGATATTTATGCAATGAATCCATATCACGAAATTAATTGAAATAAATCAAGGTGGAAACTCTAAAAATCAACATACTTGGGTTCATCCTGAAGTAGCAATTAGCATTGCTTATTGGGTTAATAGGAAATTTCGTAGACAAGTTTCAAAATGGATTTATTCTTTATTAACAACAAATAAAGTTGAAATTAAAAAAGATGAATCAATCATTAAATTTAAAAGAAAAAAAATACCAAAACAGAAAAGGAAGAAAATTTGGAGAAAATTATTTGCTAATAAACCAGTAATTGAAAGCTTATGTCCTATATGTAATGAATCGAAAATAGAAAATGTAGATTTTACAGTAGCCCATATAATATCATTAAATAAAGGAGGTTCAAATAGAACAAAAAATTTATTTCCTTGTTGTGCTCATTGTAATTCTAGTATGGGAACTATGAATTTAATTGAATACACCAAACAAGAATATGAAGACTCTCTAAATCATTTTATATTTAGAAATTTTATTTAAATTGGATATTTATGCAATGGAATCCAGTGGTTTAGAAAATGGATTAGAATTAAATGCATCTAAAATTGATGGATCTATTCTTTTATTTTCAACATTATTGTCTAATATGTCTTTATTTCTTGTACTTTCACATACTTGTGGTTCTAACATATAATTTGTAATTCTTGTTACATTCGTATCACGAACTATTTCTTTTTCACCATCTTTTTTATTAACAGCCATATTAATAAAATCTTTACCAATAGCCATAGAAACATTACTAGTAGTTGGTTCTCTTCCTTTTAATGTACCTTCTCTTACTTCATTAAGTGTAGCATTATAAACATCATCATAACTCATATTTTTTTTATTAATAGAACCAGCAATTCCACTATACTCATAATCTGCTGTGAATTGTTTATTTGTATTTTTAGGTAAATCATCTGGGTCGTGAACAATTGGTTTTTTTATTGGCATATCAACATATCCTTCTCTTGTCCCATGAATGGAGGTCTCTTTCATTGTAGTTTTCATATTATCGTCTGGTGATACTGTAGGTTTTTTATTTTCACTTCCATAATGACCAATGTGATCATTATCAATTGTTGTTTGTTTAACTGTAACTTTAGCAATATCATCTAGAGGAAGAATTGGTTTTTTAACTGAAATATCAACATAACCTTCTCTAGTATTATGTATATTTGTTTCTTTTATAGTTTTTCGTGCTTTTTCATCATCATTATATGCAACACCTTTTTTATTTCCTGAAAAATGTCCTAAATGATTATTATCTATGGTTGTTTCTTTAATAGTAGTTTTCGCAATATCATTTGGGTCATACAAAGTTAATTTTCTTGGTGCTTGTATATCCATATTTCCAAAATTATTATTTTCTATGGTAGTTTCTTTTATTGTTGTTCTCATAATATCATTTGTATCATACACTGTAAGTTTTTCTCTTGCTTTTATATTACCAGTAGGACGAGGATTTGCTATAAAATTTTCTTTTTTAGTAGTTTGAGCAGTATCAACAAAAGGTGAAATTATTGCTTTTACAACTGTTGTTAAATTTCCTATAGTTGTTCTTTTTCCGGTTATTTCTCTTTCATTAGGAGGAATATAAATTCCTTTTTTACCATAATCTGCCATATTTAGGTCAACCCATTTATCACCAGATGTCAAATTTCTAGGACCGCTCGTTTCAAAATTTTGTTTTTTAGATTTTCTATATTTAGACCTTTTTTTTTGTTTTTTATTATCAGTTGCACCAGCAAACCCCCAAAATGGTTTAGAAATTTTTCTATTAGTTTCTTTAATTAATATTGTTGGTCTTTGTTTATTTTTTGTTCTTACCACAGATGTATTATATCGAGCTGGACTATTTTTATAAAATGTATCTGGTTTATTTTTATCGAATTTTTTCATTTGTCCTCTTTTATCTGTTTTTTTTCCACTTATTATTCTACCTTCATAAATCTTTTTTGGATTAGTTAATACTCTAAGATCGTCAACTGATTTGTATTTTTTTAATAAAATGTCTCGATTATCTGGATGGAACCCTCCAGAACCTTCACTACCATAACCTTTATTTAACCCAGGTCCAACTCGTATTTTATCAATTGGAAATTCATTATTTCTTTTATTTGATGTGACATATCTTTCTAATTCTCTGTCATGTTGTATAAAACCATTAACTGTCATATTTTTAACTGGTTTAAATAATGGTGCTTGCTCTCTTTTAGGTTTTTGCCAAGTATTTTCGCCTGTATATCTTTCGAAAATTGGCTGAGTAGATTTGAAATTCATATTCTGTTTTATTTGTGAACCAAAAAAAGGAACCATATTATTATGTTTAAAATTTTTTATATTTTTTCCTGATAATTCACTAAAATATTTTTATTTACATTTTTATTAATATTTTTATTTACATTATTATTATTAATATTATTTTTAAAATTATTCGAAATAATATTAGAATCAACCGGATTTAAACTATCTTTATACATTTTTTTTGCTTTATTCACTAATTTTTTATTTAATTTTTTACTAGAATTATTATTAATATTAGTTTCTATAATCTCATTTTTACTATTTTGTATTTTTTCATCATTATTTTTTTGTAATAAATAACCAAGGGTCGAAATTCCTAAAACAATTGGTATTTCCATATTTCTTATATATATATATAAATTATATAAAAAAAATAAAAAAAAAAAATTTAAATTAATTAAAAAATAATTTAATATTTATTAATTTCTGTTTTTTACTTCTCCATATTGAAACACACTAATTTTTTTATCTAAACCAAAAATTTACTTGAAATTCACCATTAATTAATATTTGTTAATTTCTGTTCTGCTTCTCCATGAAACACTTTTTGGTTTAAGAGGCGCGGCACATACTGAAACAGTTCTTCCACATCTTATATTACCACCTTTTGGTAAAGCAGGTGTAATATCAATTGGTGTTGGAATGCATGGACGATGATTATCCTTCACAATTATCCTATTATTAATATTATAATCAAATGGTATTATTGCCCGTTCTTGTGGATTTGTACATAAATATTCCCAACGATTGATAGTTTTTCCCCTCAAATTACAAGAAGGATTACTTAATCTTGTATTTTCAGATTGGAAATGGCAATCTTGGAAATGTTCTAAATTCTCTTCATCGCCAGCTCTGCTACCTTTTAATTTTTGAAATTTAGCTTTACATTGATCTAAAACGCCTTCGCCACATGGTGTTCCGCTAATACAAGAAACATTGTCACAATTGGGAATATATTTATCAGAAGGTGCATTTGAACTTTTTCTATTTAATCCTAATAATTCAGAATCAACATCTACTAAAGACATTTTTTTAGATATACTAACACCTTGTTTTTGTATTCTTATTGTTGGATCTGATGGATAACAAGGTTTACAAGATTTAGTAGGTCGTGGAGCGTTTAAATGATACATACCGGGTGCAACTGATTCATCAATTTGTTTTTGGTATGCTTTAACATCATATTTTAAAGAATTTAATGACATATTATATTATATTATATATAATATATATATTTTTTTTTAAATTAATAAATATATAAAAAAAAAATTTATTATAATAATTAAATTAGAATTTAATTAAAAACTGCTGGAGGACAAGTTTTCATAATAATTGGTTTTGGATATGGAACTGGTTTGTATTTAATCATTTGACAAGATGTTAAATGTATTTTTTCTGTATTTAATATTCTTTTTTTACCACATTTGTCTTGTATAGTTATATTTTTACTTGGGTGATATTGTTTACTTGGACATTGAGATAATCTTCTAGTTTGTCCTCTTAAATCATTTTCTAAATCAACTAAATTTCCAGTTATTAGAGATGCTGATTGAGCACCAACTAATCCTAATTCATGTCTACATTTATTACAATTTTCATATTTAATTGTATTTAATTGATATGCTAAAGGATTTGTACTTTCCTTGATTCTTGTTTCATAGGCACAAACATCATACATTAATCTATTATTTGACATATTTTTATATTATATATATATATTTTTTTTTTTAATAATTTATTTATTGTTTTTCCCAATATTTTTTATTTTTAACAAAACCACACATATTTAAATATTTTTTATCTCTAATTAATTGTCTAGATGGTATTCCACTTCTTGTCCAATCATTATTTTCTTCTATAATATTATCTGGATTTTGAACATTTTTTTTTAATCTATTAATTAGTGGATAAAATCTATATTCTGAAACATCTTTTCCAGAAGTTTTTTCACACGATTTTTTAAGACCAGTGTCTATTCTATGTAATAATCTTGATTCTCTATCAGGAAAAAATTTGCCTTTTTTTATTAAAGGTGTTGTTAATGTCATTCTTGAATTTAACTGATGAATACAATTTAAATTAGTTGAATTTCTTGAATTTCTTAAATTTGAATCTTTATCTACAATGCAACCATTACTACCAATCCAACCAAATCCATCTTTCCATTGTAATCCTACATAAGCTTTTTGATTTAACGAAATATTTTGAACATCTTTTATTTGACAAACACAAGAATTAAAATTTGAAATATTATAATTTGAAATATTTTTATTTTGATTATTTTGAGTTTTAATAAAACATCTATCATAATCTAAACTTGTAGGTTGATTAATATTAAAACATCTACTTTTCGAAAAATTTACACAATTATTCATTATATATATATATATTATATATATTTTTTTTTTCTAACTAAAAATTATATTTGCACTATTACCTGCTAAATTTTCATGAAGATTTTTTACACATTGATTCCCATTTCCTTCTTTGCAACTTTTGTTTTTTGTTTTAAAACACCATTCTGCAAATGCTTTTTGATTATTTGGTATTGTTGTTACAGGATTTGTATAAAATTGTCTTTGAGAATGCATTCCACCATAAACATCTGATACATTTTTATATAAATTTTTATTAAAATTATCTTCTATATTCTCTTTTATTTCATCATTATTTAACAAATCTTTTTTTATTTGTGCCTCTCTTTTTGGATTATCTTCATATTCATTTAATAATATATTCATAAAAGGATTATCTTTAGTAGGCTTTACTATTTTTGTTATTTTTGTAATCTTTTTATTATTTTTATTTTTTAAAAAACTTTCTTTTGTTTTAAATTTAATAACAACAAATGATAAACTACCTATTATTACTGGTAAAAATAAATAATTATAATTTTTTTTTAAAAATGCTAATGTTAAAGATATATAAATCGTTAATCTCATTATTGCATTTATTTTTTTGTTTAATGTCATTTCTTTTGTAGGAAAAAAAATACTCATTTCTTTTTTAGAAAATAATATTTTAAAATTATTAAACCAAATTTTGTCTGTATTATTCATATTATATATATATATTAATATATAATAAAATAATCTTGTTTGATTTAATATTATATCAAAAAAAACAAGAAAATAAGATAGATTTTTTTTTTATAAAACATCAAAATCCCATTTTTTGCCTTTATTTTTTGTCTGTTGTTTTTTTTGATTATATTCTGCAATTTTATTTTTTAATATGTTTTTTTTATTTTTTATTTCGTTTTCAATATTTATTTTATTGTTTTCAATATTTATTTTATTGTTTTCAATAATATTATTTTGAATAATATTATTTTGAATATTATTTTTTTTTATTAAATTTTGTTTTATTAAATTTTGTTTTATTAAATTTTGTTTTTTTCTATTTTCTAATTTTTTTCTTAATCTATCTCTTGTTGAATTTGATTTTATGCTAATTTTTAAGTTTGCTTTTTTGGGCATCATATCTGACATATTAAATAAATTTTGAAACATATTCATTTGATTATTTTTTCCATTTTTATCACTACCCATTAAATTTTGAAACATATTCATTTGATTATTTATTCCATTTTTATCTACACTACCCATTAAATTATTTGCTTCTTTTGTAAGTTTGTCACAATTTATAGACCCATCTGCTATTTTTTTTTGGATTTTTGTTGTAACATCTTTAAATAAATTCATTATATTATCATTATTATTAATATTACCAGACATAAGTGAATTTAATAATTCACTTGGATTCGATGTATCTATTTTACTTAAATCTATATCACTTGCTATATCACTTGCTAATTTACCAATTTCACCTTGAAATATATTATTGAAATTTGTTTCACTATCTCCTTTATCATCATCTCCTTTATCATCATCTCCTTTATCATCATCTCCTTTATCATCATCTTCTTTATCACCAGTCCCTTTATCATCTCCTTTTTCTTTATTTAAATTTTTTATAATGTTAGTAAATAATTGACTTTGTTCATCTTTATCATTTTGGGTTTCTAAAAGTAATTGTTTTAAAGTCTTATCTTTTTTATAATTAAAACCATAAATAAATAAAATATTTATATATTTCCATAAATTTTTTTTAGTTATATCAGATAATTTTAATAATATTAAATCTTCTAAATTATAATCTTTTATTATTTCATTTTTAAATAAAACTAAATCTTTATTTTCTATTAATTTCATTTTATTGCTTATTTTTTCAATAAAAAAATCAATATAATTTATATTATTTTTAAGGTTTTTAATTATTAATAGCTTAAAATTTTTGGGATATAAATTATTTAATTCTTTTGATAAATCAATTAATATTGTATTAAATTTTTCTATGTTTTTATCCATAAGAATTTAATAAAATAAAATAAAAATAAAAAATTTAAAAACCGCAATTTAATTACTAAAAAAAAACTGGTAAATTAAAGAAAGTCATTACATAATTCAATAAACAAAAAAAATACTTTAATATAATTCAAAAAAATATAAACTTAAAATTTCACCAAAAAAAATTATGATAACAAATTCTAATTAATAATTTTTATAATATTTCAAATTGATAATAACTAAATTACATATAACGATATGATACCATACCAGCCTTAATATGTTTATTACTTACTGCTTCATTTATATGTTTAATTAAATTATTTTTAACATCTAATTGTTTGCTTGCTGTTTTAATTTCTTTTTTATATTTTAATTCAATATTATCCCATTGTTCATCTTTGGGGTCTATATCAGATTCTCTTTGTTCTTGTATTTCTTTTAATCTTTTCTTAGCTTCAGTAGGATTAAACATGCATACTAATGGTAAATTTAGAGTAAGATACTTCTTATCTTTTTTATACCTTTTCTCTTTATCTTTTTTAAATTTAATATTTTCTGATTTCTTATAATCATCAATATTTACTACACCTTTTTTTATTAATTCATTTACAATAAATAATTTAATATTATCTTTTGGCTCCCAAACACCTTCTTCATTATATGTTTTAGCAATTGTTCTTAATAACATTAAATTATGATTCTTTTTATTTTTAGAAAAATGTTTTAATTTTATTTGTTTTGCTACCATTTCTGCTAATGTTTTACATTCATTCATTAATTGAGTCATATCATAACCTGTTTCTTCTTTTCCATAAGAATT